GAAGAGGAGGACCTTTGATGGATCTATACCTACAGTACTTTCATAAATCCAGGTATGCTCGATACCTACCCAATCATAACCGAAGGGCGCATTGGTCGGAGACGGTTAGTCGGTACACTAACTATTGGCATAAGAAAGGTTCTATTGATGAAGAGACAGCAAACTTGCTTTGGGCTTCCATCTTTGACATGCAAGTCATGACCTCCATGCGGGCACTGATGACAGCAGGGGAAGCACTGGATCGAGACAACGTAGCAGGCTTCAACTGTAGTTACATTGCCGTAGACAGCCCCCGAGCCTTCGATGAGATGATGTACATTCTCATGTGTGGCACTGGGGTGGGCTTTAGTGTAGAAAGACAATACATTGCTAAGTTGCCTGAAGTAGCTGAAGACTTCTATGACACAGACACCATCATTCACGTATCGGATTCAAAGATCGGGTGGGCAAAAGCCTTCCGAGAACTCCTATCGTTGCTCTATTCAGGTCAAGTACCCAAGTGGGACGTTAGTCGAGTGCGTCCTGCTGGGGCACCTCTCCGGACTTTCGGAGGGAGGGCTTCAGGTCCAGAACCTCTTGTCAGCCTATTCCGGTTCTCAGTTGACCTCTTTAAGGGAGCTGCTGGAAGAAAACTTACAAGCCTGGAATGCCACGACCTCTGCTGCAAAATCGCTCAGATTGTTGTCGTTGGAGGAGTCCGTAGGTCAGCCCTGATTAGCCTGAGTAACCTGAGTGATGATCGCCTTCGGCGTGCCAAGCATGGTCAATGGTGGGTAGACCAGCCCCAGCGTGGCTTGTCGAACAACAGTGCTTGCTATACGGAGAAGCCCGAGTTTGATCAATTCCTGTCTGAATGGGCTGCACTGTATGAGTCCCGTAGTGGTGAACGAGGGATCTTCTCAAGGGTAGCTTCTCAGAAGCAGGCAGCCAGGAATGGTCGTAGGGACACTAACTTTGAGTTTGGTACAAACCCTTGCTCAGAGATCATCCTGCGTCCTAACCAGTTCTGCAACCTGAGTGAGGTTGTGGTTAGACCCAATGACACCTTGGAGGATCTAAAGCACAAGGTGCGTGTAGCTACAATCCTTGGAACCCTTCAGTCCACCTTGACTGACTTCCGTTACCTCCGGAATGCATGGGCTGTGAACACCAAGGAAGAATGTCTGCTGGGGGTGTCCCTTACAGGGATCATGGACCATTGGTTGTTGGGTAATCCCAATTCAAAGGATCTTGAAAAATGGCTTACTGCCATGAAGGAGACTGCAATTGAAACTAATAAAGAATGGGCTGCCAAGTTGGGCGTCAATCAAAGCACAGCTATTACTTGCGTTAAGCCTTCCGGTACTGTATCCCAGTTGGTTAATTCCGCCAGCGGTATTCATGGTCGTTATAGCCCTTATTACATACGTCGGGTAAGAGCTGACTCCAGAGACCCCCTGTGTGCCACTCTGGAAGCCGCTGGGGTGCCTGTGGAGACTGATGTGACCTCACCCACTACCAAGGTATTCACCTTCTACCAAAAGGCTCCTGAAGGCTCTGTGATGGCTTCCAAGCAGTCCGCTATGGATCAGTTGAAGCTGAACAGCCTGTACCAGAACTATTGGTGTGAACACAAGGTGTCACAGACGGTGTACTACAAGGACAGTGAGTTCTTGGAGGTAGGACAGTGGATCTACAACAACTTTGATGAAGTATCGGGGATTAGCTTCCTGCCCTTCTCAGAGCACACCTACCAACAGGCTCCCTATGAGGAGATCACTGAGGGGGCTTACTTGATTGGTATAGAGACAATGCCCAAAGAGATTGATTGGGACATCCAAGAGATGTCTGACAATACCGAAGGGGCACAAACTCTAGCCTGTGTGGGTAATGCCTGTGAGATAGAGTACATCAAAGATCCACTTTAGTGGACTAGAGAAAGACAAAGGGGGCTTAGTGCCCCCCTTGTTTTTGTGTTACATTCTTTCGTCAGTTATCAAGAAGTGACGACTATTTGTAACCTTTCACCTTCTCCTGAGTAGCCTTCTTAAGGCACTTCCCTGCCTTCTTACACTTAGCTGGGCTAGGGCATCCTTTGCAAACCTTGAACATTACTTTTTGCTCCTCTTCTTTCTTGTCTTAGCTGCCTTCTCAAAGGCTTCTTCCGTGGGTGCTCCTTTGGAACCCTTCTTCCTCATTCGCTCACCACTACCTGCTTCAATCCTAGCACGTTTCTTATGAATGTTCTCGTAAAGACCTGGCATTACCATTTCACCTTATCAGCCCAATAGGCTGCTGAACTTTTACCCTTTGCAATGTTCTTTCCGTGTCGTGCCTTAAAACTCTTTCTCTTTTGTGTCATCTCCTTAGACTCACCCTTCTTAGGTTTGCCTGCTGTCTTTGCTCCTTGCTCACCAAATCGAATGACCTTCTCCTTACCACCCTCACATGCTTTGACAACATGAGACTTCTTAGGGTGACCTGGGGTTCTCTTTGGTTGGTTACATTTGAGGTCTGATTTTTTGATCATTTCTCTTCTTCTTGCTCTTGTTCTGGGAACAAAGGCTCTTCCCCAATGCTTGTATAAAGACCATTTGCGCTTTCAATCAAAGAAGCACTCGCTGCAAATGCTTTACGTCTGTCTAATTCCTCCACAAGGTTAGCCAAGGCTCTTTTTGTCTGAGGGCTTTTCATTACTTTGATAGCCTTTGGAATACCTACCACAGTACCCACTCCAGCAGCACCAGCAAGACCAGCCTCAAAGCCACTCAAGGAAGTAAGTGCTTTTGAAATAGCCATCACGGTTGAAGATGCAATGAATGTTGTAGCTGCTATTGATGGGAGGGTTGCTGGCTGGTTAAGACCAATCCTATCAAATGTCCTTTGGATGCTTGTTGACGCTTCAGAAATAGCTTTTGCTTGTACGTTCTGATTAGCTCTGATCATACTAGATAAGTCAGAAAGTTCTTCCTTTACTTTTGCATCAGGGACTGCCGCATCAATAACATCATTGGTTGCCCTTCTAAACAAACCAACAACAAGCTCCGCCTGGTTTGCATTACCACCCGTGCTAGAGAAGTCTACTGAAGGTAGCTCTGTTTGCCACCAGTCATCAAACTCACGTCTAGCCTTAAGAAGGTCTGAAGGTTTAATCTCTCCATTGGTGTCCTTGTACTTTTCAAGAATGACGGTGTAGTTATCTCTTATTTTATTAACCAAACTAGTTGCATTTCTTAATGTTGGTTTATCTTTGTATAAGGCATTAAGGTCAGTTGCTACTTTTCTTGTGACATCTTGAGGAGCAATGTTTGTCGTAGTTGCAGCATCAATAGTTTTGGTCAACTCCTCTGATCTATTCCTGATAAAAGTATTGGCAGTGTTGTAGTTGGTTGTAAATGTTTTATTCTTATCATAGACCTCACCAAGAAGCTCTGCTGCTCGTTCTTCCTGTTTATTTAGATCTATGGAAAGATTACCAAGAAAACCACCTTCCTTTGTATCCCTTAGTCTTTCTTCAGCAATAGTTGTATTTATGTCTCTATTAGGTCTAATGATTTCTTTTGCGCTATCGATGTTTTGTCTTGTAGCTGCACCTCTAAACCCCTCTGCGACAGATTTTGAAACAGCACTAACACCTGTCCTTGGAAGAATGGTTGCAATATTCGTTGTTGCTTCCAAGTTAGCCGCCAAAGTTGGGTTAGCTTTAGCCCACTTTTGATACCCTTCAACACCCCCTTGAATAGCTTGAAAGAAGTCTTGTCCTAACTCTGTTTGACCTACTGCTGTTATTCCACTTTTCACTGCTTCCTTTGCAGCCTCTGGAACAAGTGCAGACCCTGCGGCACCAATCAAATCGGATAAAGTACCTAAACCAGTCTTACCCCCTGTTTGAAGCAAGAATGAAAGAATATCCTGACCAGGACCAGGAGCACCTTCAAGTCCTGGAACAACCACAGTAGGAAACTGTTGTTCTTTCCCTTTGCCACCAAGCTCTCTTTGAGCAATCTCTTGGAACTCTTGACCTCTCCTTTGAAGGATCTCAGAAACAGCCCCTTGAGGTTGAGGTTGTGCTTGTGGTTGTGTTTCAACAGTAGAAGGAGACCACTTTATTCCGCCCTTCTGTTCTTCTTTCTGTGGTTCATTTTCAACAGGGGCTGTAGACCATGTTATTGGCATGTTTTTAATCTCTTACTTTATTAATTTTTTGGCTCGATAACACCGTCTGCGTATCTGTTTACACCAAAAATATCCTTAAAGACAGGCTGATTAGGTCTTAGATGCTCTTCACCAGTGATTCCTTGCTCTACATAATTCCCAGGTTGATCATAGAAGGTAGGTACTGGGGGTTTTACTGTATACAGAGGGACAACATTTGGAGCAACGGGAGAAATACGTGTATTTAGGTCATTGTTGTGCGCCTCAATACGCGCAAATGCGATTTTCCTTTCAAGGTACAACAACTTCTTGAGTGCTCCTTTGTTCCATGTGATGTCACCACCCGCCAGTTGCTTGGCAAATTCCCTATCAGCATCGGTGAGACTTTGAGCACTACCTAGATCACCACTAGCCAGAATCTTTACAGCAGCTCTTGCTCGGTTATTCGAGAAAGTTCTCAAATCAGAAGCTGTTTTTATTCTTTCAGGATCATCAAAACCAAGAGCAATCAATGCTTCATTGCCAAGTTGTTTAATTTCTGCACTTGGACCAAAGGCAGAATCAGGCAAACCTTGAATAAGGGCTTCCCCTTCAAGGCTACCAGCATATGCCCCAGATGCTGCTTGTGCTCCTTTTTTACTTTCATCTAGATCAGCAGCAACTTGAGTACCAATCTGATCATTAATAGATTGATTCATATTCGTCGTCTGAACCCTATTAGGAGCAAGCGTTAATCCTGCTTCCTCAATAGGAACCCATTGGTCAGTACCAACTCTTACCTGACCAAACTCATTAGTAGCTAAAGTTACTATGTTTCCTTGTTGATCTTGGTAGTTCTTAGGTGTTGCTTTGCCCATCTTTTGAGAATCACTCAAAGCACCTCTAAGTTCTTTAATTGGCATATTCTGATATTTAGACCACTCTGATTGAGGGATACCATACATAGACAACAGACCTTCGTTTGATCCAAAGTTCTGCATAATGTCCAAATATTTAGTTTGTAGGGTATCAAAATCTAGATCATTAGCTACTTCTGCTAATCGCCTTCCTGCTGGACCAAGATTTGCTCCTTCTTTTGCAACTCTTTCCCTAAGAGCTGGTTCCCTGTTTAACGATTGCTGTTGTGATCGAAGGGTTCCACCCACTTGGGCTGCTTGAATAAGATTAGAAACTTCTTCAGGATTTCTAGCTTGTCCAATGAGACCTTGTAATTGGCCCATGTCTTGAGCACCAAGGGCTTGGGTAAACAAACCCTTTTGTCTCTCCTCTCTAGCCTTCTGTGCTTGTGCTCCACCAAGGATCATCCCAAGGGGCTCTTGGAGATTTTGAAAGTTGAGTGATGGCTGAAGAAGCCCTTGGATTAAAGATTCACTGATTGATGCCATTATTTATCTCCTTATGTCCCAGACCCTGCTTGCATCTTGCTACCGCCCTGACCAAGCCCTCCGATCCAACCAAGCAACTTATCAAAAGCCATTCCAAGATCACTAGATCCTAATTCTTGCTGTTGACTCAACATGCCCTGCATACTGCCACCAATGAGTGCTTGACCAAGCTGACCAGCAAGGTTGCCCTGTGCAAGACGGCTTGCCAGCAAGGCATTGATACCACCCATAGCAGCTTCACCAAACAACCCAGCTCCTCCCTGCTGAAGTTGAGAAGCCAACTGAGCACCTTGGAGACCTGGGTTGTATGCTGAGATAAGAGCATTCATGGGGAGATATCCACCAGTCTGGAACTGTCTACCCAATTCAGCAGCCTGAGCTTGCTCTCTTTGTGCTTGTTCCATAGCAGCAATGGCTGCTTGGTTCTGCGCTTCAGCCTGTGCTTTAGCAAGAGCAAACTGCTCAGGTGCTCCACCGTATTGTGCCGTATTGAGACCAAGGCGTCCCTGACCCAACAGCCGCTCCTCAAGGGCTAATCGCTGTCTTTGTTCCTCTGGGGTTTGTATTGCCCTTAGTTGATTGTATACGTCCTGTGTACGCTGCTGTAGGGGCTGAGTAGCCTGTCCATAGAACCCTTGGGCACCTGTGAAGAGTTGATTCTGAAGTGCTTGCTGTTGAGGGCTAAGGGTCATACCATAGCCACCTTCAGGGGTTGCCTGAAGATTGCCAAGACCCGTGGTTACTGTGAAGGGTCTAAACTGTGTTTGACCAAGGGCTTGTTGAGCAAGTGCGTTGGACTTTTCCAAAGCAGTTTGCCCTACGTTACCAATGTTTTCATAGGCTTCATTAACCAAAGCACCACCACCAAGGAGACCTGCCCCTTGACCTATGGCACCTAGGTTATTGCTAATACCGCTAAAAATCTCACTCCATGAAGGCATTCTATATGATCCTCTTTTAGTAATTTCTACCAAGTAACGTGTAAATGTTAAATTCCTGCAAAGACACTTGGTCTGTTATAGTAGCCTCAAGACCCACTACAATGTTAGTTCCACTACCGGAAGTATTAATGTTAGGCACAACGTATTCAATACCACCAGAGTATTCATCAATACCATATTGTGCTATACCATAAGGTGAGAAGTCACCAAAGTTTAATAGATTGACAACAAAAGACTTAAAAGAGCTATTAAACCCATATCCCCACTTAAAAGTGACTACAACGGAATTCCCTCCGATAATGGTAGGCTTTATCTTTTTAAGAAATTTTAGTTTAGAAGGCTCTCCAAATGTGAGGTTTGGACTGTAGTAACGCATTACATAAGTAGCGCCGCCATCTGAGTATCCCGAATAACTAGCAATACCCGCTGAAGTGCCTACATAAAGAGTACCATCAACTAACCTTTCAAAACATTTGAACTTATTAGTAGGCCATCGTGTTACCCTATAAGAACCATCCTCAAGCGTACCTTTGATATCAAAGCAATAGACAGTGTTGCTTGTTGGGAAAAATACATTGTAAAAAGAGTTTTCAGGACTATAGACGGACGTTATTTGACCAGTTTCAGCTTTAATTGCAGCGATTATATCAGTTTTAATATTTCTTGAAAGATCATTCAATGGCAGTGATTTTTCTTGAATGGTTCTTCCAAGAGCCTTGAGACCCGAATAGCTCATAAAAAGAACATCATTGCCTGTGTACTGAACTGAGTCTCTTGAGACGCACCCAACTCCTGCTACAGTATCATCCAGTGTCATTGTAGCGGGTGCTTCAGCCCCTTGATAAGTAATAATACTGTGCTTACCAAAGATAATCAAAAGATTGTTATGTGCAGCTAGGGCTACAATCTCATCGTAACCATCAGGCCATACCTTAGTCAAATCAATAGAGCCGCTAGTACCACCAGACCACTTTTGACCATTAAGAAGGTCAGACCAATAAACCGTTGTCTTATTGGAGGTGGTGTCTGCTACCCAAAGGCGACCATAGGCTGCAAGAACCTCATTAGCGTAAGGAACTGTAGCTGAGTAAGAAGGATGGCTGGACATCTTGGTAACAGCCCCAAGGGTGTTGCTGTACACCAAAGGCTCATAGCCCCTTTGGAAGAAGTAGCAATGATCGTTAAAGTTTACAATCTTCCAAGCATTTGCGGTAATCGTATAAGAAGCTGGAGTGGAATCGGTTAAGGTTGTCGTTCCTCTGAATATCTTATTGTTGCCCGCTGAGAAAATTACAGTGTTACCACCGGAATCTCTAAACTGTTTTACTACTTGAATAAAACTTGACCCAAGAGGGCTTGCTGATGTTGTGATAACCGAATAACCTTTCCTAGCTGAAATCCTTCCGTACTTATCAATAACACAGTTGTCAGCATAAGTAGCAAAAGAGGGGTCAAGAGAAAGAACCGAGTCTTCCGTATTAAGCCCTCTAAACCCAGGAGCAAGTAGATTAACGGTTTGTAATGGGGCTGCCATCTTATACAACCCTAAAAACAGTTTCTTCAGGATGATACGAAGCGTCAAAAGCAATGGCGTCTCCTAGGTATTTATCAGCAATGGCAAAAAACTCAGCAGCACTAGTGCCACCAGTTTCCCCACGCTCTCTTGTAGAGAGAGCAAGTGCAAGGTGCATGACAGGTATCCAAGGAATCTTTATCACATCGGAAGCAAGTGCCAATGGTGCTTGTCTAACAACGGCATTAAACTTAAGAACATACTCACCCGCAGGAGTGGGGTAAAGAATGATATTCATATCACCCGTTGAGGACACAGTGGTATAACTAAAATATACAGGAGTCCCCTGAAGGGGAGTATCAGTTATATTGTTCTGTACGTCTATCCAATCTTTAGCTTGGTAAACGATACTCTTATTATTTGTGTTATCAAGAAAACTAAGGTGTTTGAAATTTTCACCTATCCCTGAAAGAGTGTATTCGTTCACACCTGCAACAGTGGTTACAGTAATTGTGTTTCTAAGTGCAGTCCAATCCCATGCCTGCTCCACTGAGTCTTTTGCATCATTTACAAAAGAACCAATTAGGGCTGCATATGCATTTTGATTGATCGTTGTAATCTCATCTTCTCGGAGCCTTCGGAGAACATTATTTACCAAAGTGAGATAGTTCATGCTGTACCTCTAGTTTTATAAAACTCTTGCAAAAGAATAGACAAAGGATCTGAAGTTGCAATGGGTGTTAGTTGTTGCAACCTTGGATCATAAGCTACTTGAGCCATGAATGGGTTATACTCAGGGGCTGTGTAGGTTTGCCTTGTTGGTTGTCTTGATAAAAGGCCTGCACCAAAGAGACCTGCCAAGAGTTTTTGTAGATCAAGATTAGGAGTGTCTATCTTTGGAACATTAGTATCAGGTGTATTAGGGAGAATATCTTCAGGAAGATCTATTAAGTCCTTATCCAAAGCCTCCACAAGCTCATCTACAGGAGGCTTGTTGATGTCCTGAAAGAATTGCTCCACAGACTCAGGTATATTAACTATGTTCTTATCTAAAGCCTCCGCAAGTTCATCTATAGGCGGCTTATTGATGTTTTGGAAAAACTCCTCTACAGGTTCGGGTATATTAACTACGTTCTTATCCAGAATATCCTTTGTTGCCTCATAAGCATTCTTTAGCCATTCAGGCGCAGGAGGAAGATTAAATTCTGAACCTGGTAAGTTAAAATCAGGCAAGTTCAAAGAAGGCAAGTTTAGATCAGTGGCAATGTTGAACAGAGAGCCTTGGTCTACACCACCAATGTTAGACAACACATCGGAGACTTGTACATTCTCTACTAGGTTCTGAAGGCTAGGTGGCAATGAGCTAAGAACACCCGACTGACCTACAGTCCCAAGGTTCATATCCCCAAGGACACCACCTACAGCAGACCATTGGTCCTGTGGGAGCTTAATACCAAACTTGAGTGCATCAGCCAGATTAAGATTTTCTACACCTTGAGCAAGCGTGTTGGTTCCTAGATCAAGCCCAAGAGTATTCCCTAGAGTTCCACTCAAGAGACCACCAGGGGCACCTGCGTAGCCAAGGACACCTGCTGTAAGAGCATCTTCGATATCCCCGCCTGAAGCTAAAGCAACACCTGCTTTACCCAGTCCTTGACCAAGAGCTGTCTGTAGGAAGGAAGGAGCTGCTATGTTGAGTGCAGGGTTTGCTATGGCTGACGCTGCCGTAGGGGCAAGAAAAGAAGATTCTATAAGACTTGTATTGATCCCGCCCAAGGGCATTAATGAGGGAGGGGATGCTAGTCCTGCGGGAGCAAGCAAAGAGTCGCTTATGAAGTTTGTATTAGGGATGTTGAACTCATCTACAGGAGCAGAAGATGGTCCAGCCAATTTACCACCAAGATAAGCAGTTCCACCAGAGATAGCAGCAGCCTTAAGTGCATCTTCCCAGTCAGCTCCAGAGAGTTTTGTAGTAGCCCCTGAAGCAATAGCAGCCCCAACAGGACCGCCTAATGCACTACCTACGGTTGTTGCTACAGCCTGAACAATAGGGTTAGCCATTGCCTGTTGGAACTCACTGGGGTCATTCTCAGGGTTCCAATAGCCACCAATAGCAGGACCGTACTCCTGAAGGTCTGCATAAGGATTATCCGAATACTTCTTCCTCTTGGTTCCAAAGGAGAAGTGTGCTTCAAAGTCCTCAAAACCTACTTTCTTAGGAAGACCAAATTGATCACGAATGTCATTAATCTTTTTAGCAAAACCTTGCTGAGTGAACCGATCATTTCGATAGTCCAACCAAGCAAGTTCAGTCTGTTCATCAGCGGACAGATACTTCCTAAGATCTTCGTTATCGGTGTAATACTCGTACCAAGTCTTGATATCATCAGCTACCTGAGTATTTTCCCCTGAAGGTCTGTAGGGGAGATACATGTCACCAATCTGTTCAGGTCTGTTGGTGGCTACATAACCAGGTGCTTGGTTAAGTTGAAGCATCTCACTGTAGCCCACACGGGTTCTATCAGGGGTTGCCAAAGGAGCTTCATAAGTTCTACCACCAAAGATATCAGTAGCGCCCGCAAGGTCTACATCGGGGTTTACTACATACTCAGGGGTGTAGGGATTGGTGATTGTGCTGGAAGTCGCACCAGGAACACCAAACATACTACTTGCTCCTTGTATAGCCTCCATGTTCAATGTTTCATAGATCTGCTTAAGTTGCTCTTGCGTAGGCATAGCAGGAGCCGTAGGAGCTTCCAAAGGAGCAACAGGAGCTTCAGGTTCCAAAGGAACATTAGCTTGTGTCAACATAGAAGGCGTTGCTACAGAGGGGGCTTCAGAAACAATGGAAGGAACTACAGGAGCAGGAACGGAAGGAGAGAACATACCATTTGAAGCTTGGATAGCAGGTATATTCAGATTCTCAAAAGCCTGAGAAGGCGATACAAAAGGAATCTCTGGTGTTGGTTGTTTGAACACAGGTTCAGGGACAGCAATAGGCGCTACACCCTCCTGAGAAACCGTTGGAGCTACAAAAGGAACTTCAGAGGTAACAGGAGGTGCTACTGAAGGTGCAAACATACCACCCGTGTTTTGAATAGCAGCCAAAGCATTCTGTATAGTCTGATAGTCTATTTGAGGCTCAACGGGAGCAGCGATAGTAGGCGGTGCAACAGGTTCTTTAATAGGTGGCACCACAGACTCCAATGAAAGCTCTTGAGGCTTCATAGGAGGCGCTACAGGGGCTACAGGAGCTTGAGGGGCTACAGGAGGTGCTGTAGGGGCCACAGAAGCCACAGGAGGCTCTACAGGAGCCACAGGAGGTGCTACAGGGGCTATAGGGGGCTGTACAGGAGCTTGAGGCGCTACAGGGGGTGTTACTGAAGGAGAGAACATTCCACCTGTGTTTTGGATTGCCGCTAATGCGTTTTGTATAGCCTGATAGTCTACTGGAGGAGCTGCAACAGGAGCTTCTTTTGCCTGAGTAACGGAAGGAGTTGTTTTAGGCTCTAGAATGGTATACTCAGCCAAAGGAGTCAACTCCCTAAGCTCAGTAAGAGCTGAGGAAGTAGTCTGCTTAGGGGCTGTGCTAGTCAACTCAACAGCAGGAAGAGCTGGAGAAGGGGCAACAAAAGCATTTGAAGGGAGATTAAACATTCCTCCTGTATTTTGTAATGCATTAAGAACCTCTGCGGACAATGCAGGAGGTGGAGGAGGAGGAGGAGGAGGACGAACAACAGGAGCTGCTTGAACTACAGGCAACGGAGCAGGAGCGACAGGCGCTATAGGGACTACAGGTGCTACAGGAATAGCTGTAGTAGGTGCCGTGAGCATACCACTGACATTGCCTTGTGTTACTGTATTAAGACCAGTGAAGTTCAAGTTTGGAAGAGTAAAATTAGGCACCATCGTTTTTGTTACTCAATACTGATTTAGTTATCTTCTCCGCTGACCTACCTACAACATAACCACCCAGACCCAACTGAAGCAGAGACCATGCTTCATCCCTAAGTGGGCTGGAGAGAAGCCCAAGGCTGTCTCCAACACACAAAGCAAGGAATGTGAGCATGGTCACTGGTCTCCAAATAGCCGTGAGCCAATGTTCCGACTTAGCCTCTGCTTCAATGATCTTTGCCCTAGACTCAAAGGAGTCCTTCTCGTACTGAAGCACCTGGTCAATGACCGCTGCTTGAGTAACCAAGAGTCTCTCTTTGTGTTGTAGCTTTTCCTCTTGACTGGTGTGAACTTCGTCAATGAGTTCTACAGCGGGCTTAAAGATGGACTGAATGAGGTTAAGTAGTTGCATTGTTACTCTGGAGTTTCTTCTTTAGAAGCGGGAAGGTGTTCATCAGCCTGCTCCTTAATCTTAATCAAAAGAGGAAAAGCCCCTGATTTAGTAGGAAGATCGCCAAGAACCTGAAGAATCCCATTGACTTCTTCAACTGTAAGATTAAGCGTAACACTCATTTATTTATCCTTAAGTGGGGTTGTCGTTACTACTCTCAAGAACAGGTTTACCAAAGAACCTGCCAAGAGAATAGTAGCAGTGGTCTCAAGTCCAATCAAGGTTGTCAAATGAGGTCTAAGGAGTTCTAAGGAAGCTAAAAGAGCTAAAAAAGTATTCCACCAGATAGTCTTGCTTTTTAAGGCACCCTTAAGGTGATCCAAAGACACTTTAATTGTTCTCCAAAGTGGCTACACGAGTGCGTAGGGACTGGATCTCTTTGATGAGCATTGGGACTAGCTTTGAGTAATCCACTCCCCAAGGATTCTCAATCTCTTGGTTGTTATCTCCTTGCTTAACAGCTTCAGGTGCAATTGCATGAAGATCTTGAGCAATAACCCCATAACGGACATGACCTCCCACTTTCCAGTCATGCTGTACAATTTGAATGGAATCAACAAGTGAGCCAGCATCATTAGACGGAGCAATGTTTTCCTTTAGACGAAGATCGGAAGTCGTGTTATACAAGACACCCGTAGTTCCGTTTTGGGTGATTGATCCAATTTGTGTAGTGTTGTACACAAAGGTTGCATAGGGGTCACCTGATACAGCAGCCGTTGGGTGATTAACACCAATATTCCAATTTGAACTTGTTCCTGTAATGGCAACACCCGCTGAAGGGTTTGTTGCTACCGTTGTGGTGCCAAGGAGTAAATTGCCATTAAGATAATTGTTGGCTGTGTCCGCTACATAAAGACCCCAACGATTTGTTAGTGTTCCAGTAATAGTGGGAGTATCAGCATAAAAAGCATAATAATTGGTCATTGTGCCTGTGGCACTTACTTTAGGCCCACGAAGGTATACTCCATAACCATTAGTAACCGTTGCTGCTCCGCCTGAAGCACCACCAATTTCAAAAGCATGGACTCTAAAACCACTAACATTGCCAGTTGTGGTTGTTGGAGTTAAGCCTCCCACAAAAATACTGGTTCTGTATGCAGTAGACTCTGCGTTTACTCCAGAATAAAAATCAACTACTGAAGTAACCCCAGTAATTGTTTCTGTTCTTGCTGTAACAGGTAATGTATCGGTATGGCCTGCGGAAAATCTACCGCCTGTTAATACATTAAGAGTGTTTGAACTGAGGTCGTTTGTTGCTCCTCTATAAGCTTGAGACCAAACGCCATACCCTCGAACGAGGGCGTTAGATCCTGTAGATACAATTACAGGAGAAAAATACCCTCCCCAAGCATTTAACTGCTGTGTGCCATTAGCGCCTGTATTAGAGACTTTTGGTGCAGATGAAATACCTGCTAGAACCTGATAGCTGGCCCCGTTATTATTAGAAAAAACAGATTGGTTTTCTATATGAACAATAGAATTTGTAGTTGTGTTTAATGATACCGAATCAAAAGATGTAATAAAAGGGTAAATACCAATACCGCCAAAAGCAGCGGGGCCTGCTATTGTTGTAGAAGTAAAGTCCGTCGTTGTTCCAATCAACAAACTTGATGCGGTTAAATTTAGAACACTTCCTGATTTATCCGCTTTAGAATTAACCGCTGTTTCAATAGCGTTGAATTCAGTATCAAACTCAGAACCCCTAATGATCTTTTGAGAGTCACCGGAAGGAAGAGAATCTTTTGCTGTAAAATTAGTTGATTTAGTATAGTTCGTCATTTAACTACTTACCTTGATGTAATAGGTTGCGAAACTTGCAATAGTAGCCAAACAAAACCAGAGTGCTCTCTCGAAGAAGGATACTTGCTTTGAGTTTACAGCCACTTTAGAGATCAACTCCCCAATAGACTTATCTTGCTTTTCAAGCTTATCCTCAATCTTTTCTATTCTTTCATTGGAAGCAAGAACTTTTTCTTCAACTCTGGCAATAGTGAGAATTGCTTCAGTCAGTTTGTCCAGCTTGGTTTCAATCCTGGAGAGTCTATCTTCAGTAGCCATTGAATTAGTGCCCTTAGTGTTAAAAAGAAGGCAGGGGTACTTCTCTTGGTGTAGAGTTTCTCCCTGCCTACTTAGTTAGCTTTGATTACAGGTCGTTGACTGCAAGAACAAAGCCAGCTTCGGGGCGATAGACTTGTACGCCATAAAGCGTGTCAGCAGTGAACAGGGTAGCAAGATATTCCTGCTTGTACTGCGTCTGCGAACGAACAGCCATCTGCTCTGCAATGACAAGGGCTTCCTTGTGGAACAGAAGAGCACCACGGACAGCTACACTGTTACCTACAGCATTGTTCTCTGCTGC